GCGCCTTTATCTGCCACTCGGAATAGAGTGATTAACCAATATAAGAGCAAAATTCACATGGAGTGAAAACGGCCGAAATATCAGCAATAGGAGGGTGGATATAGATCAAGATAAGATGATACTATACCCAGTTAGAGTAGATTAATGTTTTTTGTTGACGGTAAATGGAAGACCGCCATGTGATGTCACCTCCACGGTGTCCGAGTAGAAATATCGCATAACGCGATGCCTCGGATCGAGCTGTGGACCCATATCTGTTTGTTACAGAACGGGAACGTACAATCATACGCATTGCAGAGAAACATTGATACCGCTTCACCCACTTTACGCTGTCATACTTACGAGCTTCTTGCAACCCCATTTGTAGACCACCTTCGAGCTCAGACACATATTCTGTGTCCGAATGACCATATTTTATCCGTGTCCTGCTTATGCAGGGTATCGGTAAAGTCAAAGATCGAGGGATCAACTTACAGATGTATACATGTAAATTCTCGTAACAGCTGGAACCATTGTCATTAACTTTCATCTTGAGGCTATTTGCCACAAAATTTAGGTCATAAACAGTGGATACGCGCCTTCTAAGGAAGAAAGGCCGTACATCAACACCCTTTACGAAATCACGTCCGCAAGATTCGCGGAAATTCCCCTCCGAAAAAGATTTATCTTTATTGACTCGAAAGCCAAAGAAGCGTAAACCTCGGATCACGTTAGGAACAAATTGACCAGGAAAGGCCAAATCGTCCCCATAAACCGTGAGGTAATCTTCCGCACGTCCGTCAAAGCCCTCCAATTTCATACATGCTAATGAAATAGCATAGAAAATGAGGGACTCCAGTTCGAACGTGCATGCATTACCCATAGAAGAGAATTTGTGATAGTCGAACAAATCTCCACCTTTGCCCATGGTCCCTTTTGGAGACCGAATTGAATTCAAGTAATTGAACCAATCGGTAGGCAACAGCGTTTTAACCGTCTCAAAGGAAACGGTGTCTGACGCCATCTTAAGATCAATCGTGGCAAAAGGACCGTAACGGCCCCCTAACCCAAGTGAACCCAATCGGGCAAACTCTTGATTTTTCTCTTGATGGTAGAGGTCTACCTTATTCTTAAGTAGACATTGTTTGATATATACTCCACAACCAATTTGCAACATCATATTACCGGATGGTTCTATGGCAATTGCACGATCAGTGGAGCGATCTTTAGGGACAAAACTTACGCGATTGCCCTCAATACCAACTGTGTTGCGCATAGCGCGCAAATTACGGATGGCTAGACTGTCAACCCCATACACTTCGCTTGCGCGAAGTAAACGGCTGTAGCCTTCATTGAGGACAATCATATCACAAACATAATCAATAGCATTCGGAGTACACGTTAATTTATCGTGTAATTTAAAGAACGTCGTTGTTTCAAACGATCGTCTATCCGAATTTGGGTCATTAATAGAACCCGTACCATGACTTGCTTGTTGCAAGGCCCGTAATAAATCAAAATCGCCGAGTACTTTGGCGATAATAGAACGGGTTTCATGCATTAGATCTATCGCATAATCCGGATATTGACGATGCCCCTTCCGATAAGCAGTGAATCGCTTATTGGTTAAGGCACACCATTTTTCCGATTGATAAAATCTAAGACGCGCATTAGACCGACACTCCTGTCGGTCACCAGAAAACGGATACTTTTTAAGTAAAGAACGCGACTGGTAGATTTCTCTAAAACATTGTATCTCATCGGGAGTTTCGGCCATATAATTTAATGGCAACGAAGCTACGATATCCACGACCCTAACATCTTTATTTCGGCACATGCCGATTATTTTTGATGCAAGATCGTGAGAGCTGTCTTTGAAGAGAAGAGAAAGGAGATCAAACGGTAATTTGTCTGACGTATCCTTATCAAGCCGAAAATCATTAATATTTAGGTCTTGTTTCTTTTTTGGTAAGTTAGAAAGATTAGATTTCATAACCCATTAGTTCCTCATAAAAGGTAGACTATATAAAGGAGAAGAATTGTCCCAATACCACAGAAGAATGCTGTCGCAGCACCTGCTGTGAATACTAGTAAAAACTTCAGTACTCGCCATGAGATTTCTGGTGTATTAGAAAATCCCTTGACTATTGAGGCAAGAAAAGAAAGCAGCATCAGCTTACTCCGGTAAAATTCCGGTTTGGGCAAACGTTGCAAATGCTTTACTTGGAGACTCAAAAGTCAGTTGATGACCCACACTATCCAACATCGACTGAACACGGTGTTCAGGAGTACCTTTAGGTACTGTGACGAAGACGGTAACCGCAATATAACGCGGAGGGCCAATGATACCAGTCTGGACTAAATCAACGGGCGTTCTATAGCTCATTGAAAACTTGTCTGAACCAGTTGGCGAATTGCTCAATTTGCGAGCATAGTTAATAGATGGACGTAACGTCGGTGTTTTGACGTCGTATCCTAACGCAGTAGCATCTAAACTCACGTAAGTTGCTTCGTGATCCCCGTGAACAAAACGGGTAAACGTAACATCTTGATGAGAAACGGCTGCTTCGTCAAGGTTGACCAAAGTAATAGTAGGCATTGATTTTTCCTATGTAAATGGTATAAATTTTTGTCTAAGAACGGAACTCACGGTCTAGTAAATCGTTGTAGAAACGATCTAGCTAAGAACCAAAGATCAGCCACTTTAAACGGATTAAGGTTAACATTAATAGTTGGATTAGTAAAAACTACAAATCCAGCCGACGGTTCTCGAGAGTATAATACTTCACGAGAGAAAAGAACTTCATTACCGACCAAACTAGCAAAAGCGCTAGTGTCTTCATCTGGCCGTTTTGGAGACCATCCTTCAACCAATATGAAACGTTCTTTCGTTTTTCTCAAAGAGATAAAACGATTTTTCATTTCAATAGAGGGAGAAAGCTCAAGGGAAGCGATGACGTTGCTTACATTAGCAAACCAATCCACCACAAAGCTGAATGGTACCAATTCCCAAGCCGAAGATAAGACTCGGGTAGTGCCCAAACGACGATTTATATCGTTAGACACACCTGGGTTTATGCGCCAATGAGCGCCAGCTCTCGCCTTAGCGGTATATCGCAGAATTTCGCGATACGTTAACGTACCATGGGCTGTTTGCCCAATAAAATACGTTACGCTAACAGGATTGCTTATATGCTCTTGCGTTATAACACCAGTTCGGGTCTTGCGACCCCAAACGTCGGGTTGAAGCAACTTTGTCATAGCTGTCATAAGATTACTGACATCATGAACTAGCGGCCTCACCCCATATCGAACTCTTAACCAACCACTTTGTAAGGAGTCTATAAACCAGAGAAATTTCCTCCGGGAACTCCGGACTTTGGCGAGATCAGTTTCCAGAACAGCAATTGCTGCTTGAAAGCTTTTCACACCATCGCCTATCAACCCTGCTGTTTTCTTCAGTTCAGCAATCGTAACTAGGATTAACGCGTGGGTACGTGCAAGTTCGGCTCTAAGCTCGACTTGAACAGTTTCCAAGAGCTGGTCCGTGTCTAGATTGTTGACATGATGCTCATACAGGGGGGCAATTATTGCGGTTCGATCTTCCTTTTCTTCTCTTATATGGGGTTCATATACTCGAGTGACATGATTATAATATTCATATTCAGTCTTCCGAGTGTACCCAATATGAGAAACAACGAAGGTATCAACCTCTACGTCTTCCATATACATCTGATTGATTGGCAGGTTCCCTTCTTTGGCTTTTAAGCCATAGTCAGGAGTTAACAAATCAACCATAGTTTTACCCAACGTGAACGTCTGCGAAGTGCCGAGACTAACCGTAATAACTGGATCAGGATGCGTCAATGAGTCGAAATAATAAGACACCGTCTCCCCAAAGGAGATCGTGTGCATTTTCGTTTTTTGACGTGTTCTGAACTCCAGTATTGCTGTCATCTTAGCCTCGCTTAGTTTAATTAATAGTCTAGGTCATATCGCCAATAGGTCTTATGTCTTTCGAACTACTATAGTTGGTCGCAATTACGCGAGCATTAAGCCCTAAG